GAACCTAAGTATTTTGATAGAAATATCAGAAAAGTAGTCGAAGTGTTAGTTAATCATAGTGAAGAATATGCTACGATTCCAACTACTGAAATTATCAAAGCACAAACAGGACAAGAGATAGAAAAATTAGATAACATCAGTCAACACGTAGATTGGTTTATCGATGAGTTTGAAACTTTTTGTAGACACAAAGCAATCGAAAAAGCAATCATTGATAGTGCAGACTTGCTTGAAACAGGTAAGTATGGAGAAGTAGAACTTAGAATTAAAGAAGCAGTACAAACTGGACTTGCACGTTCATTAGGTACAGATTACTTTGCAGATCCTAGAGCAAGACTTGAAAAACTAAAAGACAATAACGGACAAATCACAACTGGTTGGAAATCATTAGATGATAAACTTTATGGTGGTATCAATCGTGGTGAGATTTCTATTTTCTGTGGTGGATCAGGTGCAGGTAAATCTTTGTTCATGCAAAATATGAGTTTGAATTGGGCAGAAGCAGGAATGAATTGTGTATACTTTACACTTGAACTTTCAGAAGAACTATCAAGTATGCGTATGGATGCAATGCTTACAGATAGAAGTACAAAAAGAATTTTTAAAGAATTAGATGATGTAGAATTACAAGTTAAAACTAAAGGTAAGAAGTCTGGCATGTTACGTGTTAAGTATCTTCCTTCTGGTTCTTCAATTAATGACTTGCGTTCTTACATTAAAGAACTACAGATACAAACTGGCAAACGTGTAGATTGTATGTGTGTAGATTACTTAGATTTGTTAATGCCAGCAACAAAGAAAGTGTCAGCAAGTGATTTGTTTATTAAAGACAAATATGTAACAGAAGAAATTCGTAACTTTGCAATGGAAACTGAAACTGTTTTGGTAACTGCATCACAGTTAAATAGAAGTGCAGTTGAAGAAATCGAATTTGACCATTCACATATCGCAGGTGGTATCTCTAAAATTCAAACTGCGGATAATGTTATTGGTATCTTTACAAGTCAAGCAATGAGAGAACGTGGTCAATATCAATTACAGTTATTGAAAACACGTTCAAGTAGTGGTGTAGGTAGCAAAATTAATCTAGTATTTGACAGAGATAGTCTTAAGATTTCAGATGATACAGAAGGGTTAGCTGATGCTCAAAATACATCAAATACGATGAATGTAGTCGATACATTACGTCAAAAAACCGTAGTAAAAGCACCAGAAACTAACGAAGAAGAAAAGACTGATGTTGCAATGAACCTGAGAGCAATGTTAAAGACCAAGACACGCACTCCTTTTGATGAAAACTGATAAATACAGTTAGAACGGAGAAATATCATGGATAAACCTCGTAAAAGTCTATTTGAAGAACTAAATTCTGTCTCATATGATAGAGATAATAAACGTTTAGTAGAGCAAAAAGGCGAACATATCATAACGGGAGCGATAAATCTTATAGAATTTATCAATCGTGAGTTTGATGATGAGACTGCAAATGACTTAACTAAGAGATTAGTTAATAGTATTAGGTCTCAAGATCCGAGAAAGTTTAAACGTGGTATAAAAAGTGTCAAGGCTAAAACATAATGACTTTAGAGCAACAGTTAAATAGATTAAAAGTACTATCAGGTATATATAAACCATATCTACCAGAAGAAACTCAACAAGAGAACATATCTTATACTGGTACAGAGAAATCTAAACTCCAAAAGAAGCATAATATACAGCCAGGCACAGATGAATGGTTTAAGTTATGGTTTGCTAAGCCTCATTTAACTGGCGAGAGACCTTTTGGGGATAAACAATGAAAGTAAGAGATATATTAGGCAAAGGCAGAGAGCGTAGATTTAGAGGACCACGTAAACCTCGTTTTAAACAAGTAGGTTTTCATAAAAAATTAAAAGGTCTATTAGATGCTGAATTAAAAGAAGAAGATAAGAATACACACCTAGACCATGCAGAAGAATTAGTATTCATAAATGGATCAGAAGGTATAAAACGTGTTGTAGATACGTTCACTAAATTATTAAATACACTTGATGGACAAGGTGGCGGTGATGCAATCACTACTAAGTGGGACGGATCACCAGCAGTATTTTGTGGAACAGATCCAGCAGACGGACAATTCTTTGTAGGCACAAAAGGTGTGTTTGCTAAAACACCAAAACTTAATAAATCTTCACAAGATATTGAACAAAATCACGGTGATACTGTAAAGAACGGTGAACCAGTGAGTAAAGAAGGTCTACGTAATAAACTTAATGCTTCATTAGAACATTTGAAAGACTTAGGTATTGATGGTGTCTTACAAGGTGACTTATTGTTTACTAAGGGTGATTTAAAACAAACAAACATAGAGGGCAAAGCCCATATAGCATTCAAACCAAATACAATTACGTATGTTGTACCAGCAGACAGTCAGATAGCGAAAGAAATGATGGCGGCTGAGATTGGTATTGTGTTTCATACAAGTTATTCAGGAGATAGTTTAGCAGATATGAAAGCATCATTTGGTTATGATGCAAGTAATCTTAAATCTACTCCAAATGTTTGGTTTACAGATGCACGTATTAAAGATGTATCAGGACAAGTAAACTTAAAGAAAGAAAATGTTGCAAGAATAAGACTAGCAATTAAAGAATTAGCAACACTGAAAGTTGATGCAAAGACTTTTAAAGCAATCAATCAAAAGATTGGTCAGATAGAATTAGTTGATGCTATTAAGGCACATGCAAATAAACCAATACGTACAGGACAAGCATTAGAACAAGATGCAGATGTCTTTGTTAAAGGATTTTTAGAAGGTTTACGAGCAAAATTAGATAAAGAAATTAGCAATTTAGCTACAGGACCTGAAGGAAAAGCAGGTCAGGCTAGATTACAAGCAAAAGATGATATAGCAAATATCATAAATACATATGAGAAACAGATTGCAGATATGTATCGTGCTTATCTAAAAGTTGAAGCAGTTAAAATGATGTTTCAACAAAAGATGAAGAACATAAAAGCAATAGACAGTTTCATTGAACAACCAGATGGTTCATTTAAAGTAACAGACCCAGAAGGATTTGTTATTGTTGACCATGTAGGTAAAGCAATGAAGATTGTTGACAGATTAGAATTTAGTGCGGCAAACTTTGCACCAAGGGATTAGTTAGATGTTAAGTAAGAAATGCAAATTGCACCTAGAGGAAGTAGGCGAAACACGTTGGCAACATTTTAAACATGCAATGTGGGTTTCGTGGCAACTAGAAAAGGCCGCATATGCGTGTATGATACATGCGTTTGCACCAAGATGGTTTACAGCCTATGCAAGTGATAAATGCAATCAAGTATTGCAATCGAGGACAAAATGATGGAACAATATAAAGGCAAATTACAGTTAGTTAATACATTTACAGAAAGTAGATTGTTTAGAACAAAACAAAATCAAAATAAAACAAATGTAGATGATGCGGCTGAGTTATCATTTGCTTACATGATGATTTTAAATATGTTTAATAAAGACTATGAGTTTGCTCCATTGGCATCTGATTATGCAAGTAGAACAGTAGCATATCGTAACTTTGATTATTTCAGAACAAGTGGTACAGACTTGTATGTAATGATTAATAGATTGATTGGCAAAGAAGTCAACGATGATGATCCAAGAGATAAGATTGCATTAAGTCGTATTAATTTAAAAAGACAAGAAGCTATAAGATATCTAAGTCATATAGCGGCAAACAAGTCTGAATCAGGATTTGAACAAAGAATGCTACTAAGATTTCAAAGAGATTTAAACATACAAGATGGAATGCTTAAATCAATGAGAAGATTAATAGGTGACTGGGATAATTTAAGTCAGAATCAAAAAGCCCTAGTTACTACTAGAATGATGCAATATTTACGTAGAAAAGCAATGCGTAGTGAGTTGATGCCAGCGTTAGCTAAGTTCCAAAAGCGTGGAAACTACATAGTTAATGACAAAAAAGACACTAAAAAGAAGATTTGGGACAGCCCAATCACTAAAGCAGGTGTGGCAATTGGTGCAATTTACGGTGCAGGTAAGCTAGGAAAAGAGTTAGGTAAGACTTCTTATCAAACTGGACGTAATTTAGGCGGAAAATTCCAATCTCGTGGTAAGTAAACACCCACTTTTTTGCAAAAAAAGATAAATAAAAGCATAGAGCAATACATTTTTTAATGCTCGAGGAAATATCTATTTAGGAGAACTAAAATGGCAAAAGTACATGAATCATATGACGCAGGTCAATTCCTTACTGGTAACTTAAATCACTTCACAGTGACAAAAACTGGTATGGCGGCAAGCGACATGAAAGCAATTATCGAAGGCGCAGGAACACGTGCTACAGTAGTACTAGTTGGTGCTATTGATGGTAACGATGTAAGAATCGCAGTAGAAAACAACGGCGCATGGGATGCCGCTGGTTTAGACGCGGCTCTAGGTGCTGATTTTTCAGTAGCCGACTTCGCATACTAATTTTTACCCCCCTGGACTTAACAGTCCAACCCACACTTTGCGTGTATTTAAAAAGACCCTTTAACGAGGGTCTTTTTTTACCTCTAACTTACCAACCACTTTGATAAATACATATATAATTAAATATTGGAGAAAACAATATGGCAAAGATACATGGTGCCGCTAGTGCAGGCGAAACTTTAGGCGGTAATATAAATTTTTATACATTATATGTTAGTGGTTTAGATATAACTGCAACAGGTAGTGTAGCAGACCAGACACAACAAAACCTTGATGATGTTGTTAACCTAATTTCATTGGTTGCACAGCCAATCATAATGAATAATCCAATCGCAGTTACACTTAATGGTCTAGCACCGTCGTTAACAGGCGCAGGATTTTTATTTAAGTTTGCAGTAGAGCATGGTAGAGTATTTGAAAGAAACGGAGATACAACTTCTGTTCTTAAAGAACTATTTGAAAACGTAACTATCGATGGTGTTACATTAGTAGAAGGTTCGAATATCGAATACGTAATGTCAGATATACTTTAATTCTAGGAGTTCACTTTGGATTGGAATCAGTTAATAGAATCCAGAGTACAAACCACTACTTGGGATTTAGAAAAAGAAGTTTCAAAAGATACAGTTGAATCTATTATGGATGAAGTCCATAAACGTTCAGCTTCCAAACAAAATCTAGTAAGATACGAAATTCAAATATTCGATTGGTCAGATACAGAGTTTAGAAATCATTTCAATGAACTTTGTATCAGAGAACCATATAAGACACCGGTAGAATACAATACTCAAGTCTTAGCACCTTGGTTAATTATATTAAAACGCAGAGACGGAATACATTGGAATAGAGCAGGAGACCAACCAGGATATCCTGATTTAGATTATTCAACACAACTTTATAATAGATTTGTACCAAGTGCTATGGAAACTGGTATAGCATCAGCTAACATAATATTATCTGCTAAAGCAAAAGGTATAGATACGGGCTATTGTCAGTGCTTTAATTGGGAATATGAACATACAAATGTAATACTAGATAAACTAGGAGTAGATGATGCAAAGGATGTTTATGTATCTCTAGGACTAGGACATGGTTCTTCTCTAAAAAGAACACTTAATTTACATACAAATCAATGGTATGATACTTTTGCACATGTTGGTAATATGTGGGAAAGAGAACCTAAGCCAAATAAAGAAGATTACATTAAATTCGCATAAAAAATTTTTGAATTAAAATGATAAATACAAACAATGGGATTATAGTTCCCTAGTTTGGAGTTATTATTATGGCAGGAATTGATAGCAAATTAGCACAGTTAGAGACAGAGAGTTTAGAAACTCATGTGGCTGTTGCTCATGAACGATTTAAAAACCTTGATACAAGCATTGCTAGACTAGAAAGTGTAGTCGAAAAGAATGCCTCTGAAACTAAGGAAGGTCTTTCAGAACTTAAAAAAATTATTATCTGGGCAAGTTCTACATTATTTGCCACTATGTTATTAGCCTTATTGACAACTGTTTTTGGTACATCGGTAGGTTTATAATGCAGGTATTTGAAGTACTCCAGCCAGTAGAAGAAGCCAAGCTAGTTTATGCTAGAAAGGGCAGACAGATTGTACGTAAGTACAGATGTTCATCTGGCAGACTAAAGGGTAAAACTGTTTCAAACCCAACTGCTTGTTTTAAGCCAGTTGATATTAAAAAGAGATTTACTCTTGCAAGAACTAAAGCAAAGCTGGGATCAAGACTAAAAAGAAAATCAGCTATGACAAGAAGAATGAACCCGGCAAGTAGACGTTTAAAAACGTTGAACAAAAGGTAAAGAGAGGATATTATGGATTTAAAAAATAAAATCAAAGAGTCTATGAGAACAGAAAGTATAAATGATAAGATTGCCGACATTGCAGATTTAGTTGGTGAGAAAGAAGAAGTTGTACGTGAAAGATTAAAGACTTTAGATTTTAGACAATACATTGAACTTATTAAAGCAGTTAGAGATACACAAATGGAAACTGCTAGAGACATTTTAGGTCTTGGTATGGGTGAATCAAAGTATTATTATGATGGAAAAGTATCCCTAATATCTCCAGAAGAATTCAAAAAAATTCATAAAGATTTTAAAAACGACACACCAGGTGAAGAACGTATGGTTATTTTAGATCCTGAGTCAGGTGCTACAGTTTCAGTACCAGTCAAGTTTATGAATGAACAACAATTAAAAGACGATGATTTAAATGAAGATTATGTTATAAGTCTTAAAGGTAAAGAAGTAGCCAGACACAAGACTGAGAATGAGGCTAGGTCTGCTTGGCACAAACTACGTAAAGAACACGGTAATGATGTAACAATTAAAAAAGAATCAGTAAACGAAGACGAAAAACAAGTTGCGGCAGATATTAAAGATTATGTTGACGACCACAAAAAACATTTTGATGCGTATCCAATGGACGTAGAAGTTGACGATAAAGTTTATGACTATGATGAATACTGGAAAATGTTAGATAAGTATTATCCAGTGAATGAATATAATCAAGGCGGAACAATGTCTCCGGGCGAAATGAGAGGTGCTCAAGCACAACAATCAGCGGCTCAACAACAACAAGGACAAGATGCGTCTCCACAAAATAAAACTAAAAAAGCACAAGCAATGCAGAGATTAGGTAAAAAGAATTTAGGCGGTGCAACTGCACAACAGGCGGCAGATGCATTAGATAAAGCAGGACAAGGTAAAACGCTTACACCAATTCAACGTAAAGCAATGGCCCAACAAGCGGCCTCAGTTGACCAGTTAGCGGCAGATCCAAAAACTGCAACACAGTTTAGAAATCTATTAAATAAACTAAATCAAGGGAAATAGTTTTATGAGATTGCAAGAAGTTTTAGGCGGAATTTATGTAATGATTACTGAGGAAGAAAGTGATTTATTTCTTAAGTACTTTTCAGAAAATCAATATGTACATGAATCTCAATTATCTGAAAGAGAACAGATAGTTGCAGAAAGACTATCACACAAAGGTGTTCTTGTACCTTCACTCAGAGGGTATAGGACTGTATAACGGAGGACAAAATGACTGGACCAAATAGAGCGGATGTAGGTGCAATGGCAAATCTTCTTAAAGCATTAAATGGCGATAAGAGTGGATTAAAAGCACAGACAGAAGCACAACAATCTCAGGGTGGGAACGAGATAGTGGATGTAAGTCCTGGTGTAAAAACTGCGGACATCAAAGCAATGGAAAATATTATGAGAAATTTCCAGAGTGCTACATCTAATGTTGCACAGAAAGTTGCAACAACAATTAATGAGTCGAAAAAAACCGAAAAAGGAGTACAGGTAGGTTTCTATTCTGTAGAAAAAACTCCTGAAACATCATTTAATATTGTAGACAGTAGAACAAATGATACTCTATTTGAAGATTTAAGAGCATATGAGACAGCATATGTGATTGTACATCATTTAAATGAAGGTAAAAAGATTAATTCACAAGAGATAACTAAGGTTATTTCAACAAATGCAGTATTCGAAAAATTCTATTTCGATGCTTTACAGCATAAAAATACTTATAAACAAGCAAAAAAGCGTGGTGATTTAGGCAAGATGGACATTGCAGAAGCTAGATTTAGCAGAGCAAAAGCAGAAGCCTGGAACGCAAAAAAGCAAGTAAATGAGATATATGAGGCTGTGTCTAATCAAAAACCACTAATTTAATTTAAAAAGATAAATACATAATATAAACACATATTATGTAATGGGGCAATTACCATGAGAAGTACAAACTTTTTTAAAACAGATACTATAACAGTATCGTCAAAATTAAATGACTATCTAAAGTCTAACTTCAATTATTCAGTTGAAGGTGACTTAGAATCATTAAGCGAGGCTAAAGATAAGCTGGAAGCTAAGAAACGTGAAATGCGTTCAGACTATCAAAATCGTGAGTATGTAGAGACTATGATGATGCTAGAAACAGTAAAATCATTGTTAAAAGCACACAAAGAGCAAACACTAGACGAAGGTGGAAAACACAAGTATGTCAGTGATGCTCAACGTAAAGCAGTTCACGCCAAGAAGGCCGAAGAAAACACTAAAACAAAGGAACCAAAAATGGAAAACACAGATAAAAAATCTGCCGAGGTTTCTAATGAAAATTTAGAAGAAAGTCTTTTAGACCAGTTGAACAAACTACTAGAAGGTGATGCGGCTGAGGCTGAAATTACAATGGCGGCACGTGGTATCGTAGATGAACTACAAGACGTTATCGAAAAATTAGGCAAAATTCAAAACGACCAGATAGGACCACTATCTGATGAAATGGCTTACACACATGGACCAGACCAAGCAGAGACATTTAAATCTTCTGTTGATTCAGCGATTGCTAGTTTACTAGACTCGGCTCGTTCAGCAAAAGATTCAGTAAACAGTGCGGCTCTAGTTCTGGCAGGTGAAGCACCGGCAAGCGATATGGCACCAACTGATACAGAACTTGGTGGCGATATGCAGGCAGATATGGAAGATGATATCACAGCCGATATTGCAGGTGGCGATGAGTCAGCATCAGGTGAAGTTGATGAACCTCTTGGCCGTGCGAAAAGAGACTAAGAATGAAAATTTCGAGTCTGTTAAGCGAAGATGCTAATTATAATGCACAAATGCGTAACGATATAAATGCGTATCTAGTGAGATTAAAAGCAAATGATATTGGTACTGTTGGTACTGATATGATGGTTGACGAATTGACTCAAATGGGGTACAGTGTTACTCCCGAAAGTTTAGTAGATATGTTAGCTAACAGTAAGTATGTTAGCAAAGTAACAGTTGACACTATTGATTTAGCTGGAGCCCCATCCGGCAAAACTGATGGTGAAAAGGATAGTGAGAAAGTTAAAAAACTTGCTATCAAAACAGCGAATAAGAGGATAAAATAATGGGCTTAATTGTAAAAGGCGAACATAAAATTATTTCTAAAAAAGAAATGGCAAATAAGGTCGCTCAGGATATCGAAAATAACGCTAACGACGGTATGGAAAAAATGACCGATTCTCAAAAAGAAATTCGTAAAGAAATCGCCAGTGCTAAAAGACACCGTGAATTCATGCAAAGAGTAGCTACGAAAAAAGCAGTTTCAGTTAGAGAAGAACGTGAAATAGCTGAGAAAGAAGTTATCGAAACACCTGAGATTATTGTTGAAGCAAGAGCAGAAAAAGAACAAGTAATTGCTTCTAAATCTGTATCACTTGGACAAAGACCAGATTTCAATTCAATGACTAAAAAAGAAATTGATATGTGGGCTGATGAAAATCTAGGTTTAGCACTAGACCGTAGAAAAACTAAAGCAGATTTAATTAAACAAATCAACGAAAATCTATAAATTTCTCTTGCATTGTTTAAGTTTTTATAGTATACTATAAGTATGCTAAATGAAAAATTTAAATATCAACCGCTTGAGCGTGTCAATATTGATGGTTCCCGCCATTATCAGACACCCGGAGGCAAACCATTGCCAAGTGTAACTACAGTACTAGATGCACTTAAAGACAAAACAGCATTACATGAATGGCGTAAAAGAGTAGGCGATGATGAAGCAAATCGCATTATGAAACTTGCTACAGGCATAGGCACACAAGTTCACTTACATATCGAAAAATTTATACTTGAAGAAGATAGACCAAATGGATCTAATCTTATTCATCAAATGGCAAAAGAATTATCAAACATTGTTATTGAAAAAGGACTCTCAAATGTAGATGAAGTTTGGGGTACAGAAGTTCCTCTGTATTATCCCGGATTATATGCAGGCACCACAGATTGTGTTGGTGTATGGAAAGGTAAACCTGCAATCATCGACTTTAAGACTTCTCGTAAACCAAAGAAACGTGAATGGATTGATGATTACTTTTTACAAGGTGCCGCATATTCGGCCGCACACAATGAAATACATGGAACAGATATTAAAACTATTGTAATTATGATGATTGGTTGGGACGAAGAAGCAGACAATAAAGGCAATTATCAAGAATTTGTTGTAGAAGAACCTGAATTTAATAAGTATTCACTACAATGGGCGAACAAGGTTCAAGAGTATTTTGATAAATACATGTAGTAACTAGGAGTTTTTAGATGGCTACAACAAATGTTAAAATCTTATTAAGACGCGGATTCAGAAATGAAATTGGCAACGATACCCTTGAAACTGGCGAAATGGGTTTTGCTACTGATACTAATCAATTATACATTGGTATAGATAAAGCAATAAACGAAGTACGTTTTGATCCATTTGCAAACGCACAATCAGTTATTCAATCTTGGTTAGACAGTGCAGATAATCCAGAACCTGGATTAAAAGTTGATGAAGACCTAGTTATTCGTCAAGTAACAGATGTTGATGCATTACTTGATGCAATGAATTTCTTTGTACAGACAATTACATTTGATACGATATCAACAACATTTACACCCGGTCATACTTTAAATCAAAAATATAATAAAGAATTAACAGATCCTGCTCAATATGTAATTTATGAAACAGGTGAAATTCTTTCTACAACTGTTACAGCCACTACTACTGAGGTTACAGTAAAAATAAGTGAATCAGGACGATTTGATGAAGTTGGTCAATTTTATACACCAGGCGGATTCAGAGGAGTAGCTGATGTAACAAAAACTCTTACGGCAGATATCAACGATGCAAGTGATCCACTAATCACTCCTGTTAGTTCAGTAGAGATAAGTGATCCAGCTTTATTACCAGATGATTATTATATTCCTGAAACTATAGATGTTAATAATGGGGTAGATGCAGAATATCAGTTAACTAGAGCAAATGCAGATTATACATATGTATACGATAGTACTAATAAAAAGTATACTATTACTTTTGCTACACCTATCGCAGATGGTAAAGTTCAACAAGAACAAATTGGTTCAACAAGTACACTAACAGGTGATGGAACAGAAACACAATTTAATTTGTTAACTTATCCAGACCCAGCACCATCAAGTGTTGTAGTCAAAGACAGTGGCGGAAATGTATTGGCAACTCCAGCAGATTATGAAATCTATGACCAAAATCATGCAAACTATAATGGTGTCGTAGAAGAAATAAAATTTACTACTGCTCCAGCAATTGGTACAGTTACTATTGAATATAATGAAAACGTTGACGTAGATGAAAACGCAAGAGTTGACACACTAAAAGTTAATTTTTCTGATAACGGTGCATTTATATATGAAACAGTTGACACTGCCGATGTAGTAACAGATTTATCATCATTGGTTACAGTTGCTCCACATATCACAGGTGGTTCTGATTTTCGTGTAAACAGATATGCAGGTGCAAGACGTAATGTAGAAGTAGTAACAGAAAACTCATTTAATCAAATGTTTGCAGACCAACATTTAGAGGCTTTAGATGCCTCAACAGGTCTACGTTCAAGTTTATTCAACAAAGAATTAAAGCAAAGACAACACGGTCCTGATAAGTTAGAGACTGGTTTAGAATATAAGATATTAGTTGTTGGTACAAATACTGATGCCCAAGCAAATTGGAATACAGTAGCAGGAACAACTGGCGTAACATATGCAGTAGGTGATACTTTCACTGCTACTAGTCAAGTAGCGGCAGAAACAAACCAAGGTTCTGCAATTACAAATCAAGGTACATTTTTAAAATACCCTAAAAACGATTGTACATCATTTTTTATTGATTACTCGCTAAAACAAGCAGATGCAACTAATACATATGTAAGAGTTGGACAGATAAAAGCAATTAATGGTGTGCCTCAAGGTATCAATCAAGTAAAATTAAGTGATGATAACACAGAAATTTGGCAAGACGATGGTGACAATATTGCGGAAGCTGATGAATTTTCAAACATAACTTTCACTGCTACTATAGTTGGTGATGATGTCATATTTAAATTTACACAAGATTACGACTTTGAGACAAATATAAGTTTTACGGTTAAAAGATGGACAATGTAATATGCAAGATAAAGCTACTTTGCTTTATGAGTGGCGACAGATTAGACTAAAACTACAAGAAAACTTCACACAAAAGCAACTACAAGATACTATGGATTGGTTCAATAAATTGAATCCAGCAGTCCATGGATTCAATTATGATGATATGTATACTTGGCCAGATATTTGGGAATATATCAATGAAGGTTGGTATACACTCAGTGGTAATGGTCTGGCATGTTACTTTACTTTAGATTTTGCATATCCGAGTAAAGATGTTGAGTTATGGTTAATACATGACATGTTCTATGGTGATATGTATTTGGTTGCATATGTAGATGGATATGTGTTAAACAGGTCAGACGGGAAAGTATGTAAGTATGAAGAACACAAAAAAGACTTGCATATTATGGAAAAATTTGATAGAATGAAGATTATTTCGACACTTAAGGATCGGAAATAAATACATACATAATTAACTAGATAAATACGAGAAAGCAAATGTTAAAACAAAAAAGATACGATAAAGACGATATTGTCACACTAGTAATGGTAGGTGGACAAGAATTATTAGGGAAGTTTGTTAGTGAAAGTGGAGAATATTTTATTCTAAAAAAACCATTAACACTGGTATATGGAAAGCAAATTTCATTTCAGCCATTTACTGTAACAGGTGATAGTGAAAATGAAGTAGTTCTATATTCTGATAAGATAGTTTCAGTTTTACAAACAAACAAAGAAACAACAAAGGCTTATCAATCTGCAACAAGTGGATTAGTAACGCCAGATAAAGGATTAATTACGTAATGCCGGGAGCCGCAAGAACAACAGATAGCACAACTGCACACTCACCCTGTAGTCCAGGTAAATGTGATATGGGTTCTGATAATGTTATTATCAATGGACTGAATGCATTTAGAGTTACAGACAAAGATACACCACACGGTGTCCCACCTTTTTGTGTACCTCATACAACACCACTATCTGCAGGATCACCAAATGTAATTGTCAATGGTAAACCATTAGGCAGAATTGGTGATGCGTTTAGTTGCGGTATTAAGGTAGCATCAGGCTCAGGCAATGTTATCGTAAATGGTTAGGAGTTGAGGATGGCCAGTGAAGCAGAAATCGAAAGACTATATCAGGAATTTGTAAATAGAGGCGGAGGTCAATTTACATTCTCTAATATAAACACTACACCTGCACAATATTATAGTGCAACATCTTCTACATCGTTAACACCAGGACAACAAGCGGCCTTATTAGCAAAGCAAGAACAGTTTAATAGACAATCTGCATTATCAACTATTGCCAGTGAGTTAACTGGAAACAATTTTTCTAATCCTTATATAGCAAGAGCAGATAACAGTACAGGTATAATAAACAATTTTACAAGTATTGGATTAAATCCAACATTAACAAATATAACTGCATTAGCAGGTGCATTCGGTTCGTTTTCTGCTATTGAACAAACTGCCATTTTTGCCGGCATATTAGAAATGACTGGTGTAGATATGGGTAGTTTTATTAAAGTACTAGGAATAGGTGCATTAGGTCTTGCGTTATTCAGTTCTTTAAAAAATCATACATCAGGTCAGATGGCTGATTTACCAAAAACATTATCAGATGCAAGTGCATTAGCAGGAATGAATTCACAGTTTGGTGAACAAAGAGATAGTTGTTCATTTTTTAATGAAATACTAGGAGTTCTAAGTGGTGCATTCGATGGTACAATGGATTTTATCGATAGTGCTTTTGAAAAGATAAGTGGATTTTTACAACAATCTGGATTAGGCGGAATTATAGACCAAATTACAAATGCAATTAGTGGTGCAGGAGGAATTATAGGTGATGTTATTAATGCAGTAGGTAATATTATAAATGGTGCAACATCTTTACTCAGCAATGCATTAGGACAAATAGGAAGTTTAATAGGTAAAGTAACAAATGCAATAGCAGACGTAGTAAATCAAATAGCAAAAGAGGCAGAAAAACTTTTAAATTTAGCAACAGAATTAGCAAGTAAGGCATTAGCTTTAGCAATGGCGGCCGCGGCATTAGACCCATGTCAAATGGCAGTTATTCTTAATACAGGAAGTAGTGAAATGAAAGGTGCAGTTAATAAATTAACTCAACCTATGGATACACTTTCTACGGTACCAACTACTATTGATGGTAGAGCCGATGCAGGTACAGTTATAAAAACTATGGATCAAGCAAAGAGAGAGGCTTCACAAGCACCTGGTGTACCACAATCTCCATTTACTGATACTGCTAAACAACATCAACCATTAGATGCATACTTGCATAATTTATTTAATGAAGTTACAGGTATCTTTGGTGATACATTCGATACTATAAAGAATGCAGTTGGTGGAGCAGTAGTATCTACTGCATCTAACACAGGTTCTTTAGGATCCTCATCAACTTCAACTCCAGCTAAAACGACAACAACTATTTCAAGTGATGCTTGGAGACAATGGCAAGGAACTTTTTCAAATACATTATTAGGATTAAAAAGAGATATCAAACATCTTAAGATGTTTATACAACAAGCAATTAATACTAAAACTTTTTCTACAGAAGAATTAAAGAAACAAGCAATCATATTATCAGAAGTGTTAGCAGAAAACGAAACTGCGGTATCTGCCGAATTAAAAAGTGCAAACAATCAGCTAGTATATGAATCAGAAGGAAACAAGTTTAGAATTGATACTAAAGAAAAAGAAAAAATTGAACTTTTAAATTCTAAAGTTGCACCTCATACACAAAGATTAATCAATCGTGTACAAAGAGCATATTCTGATTCAGTTGTACAGTGGAATTCTATAGACCAAAACGTTAGATAAAGGATTTAAAACCATATGAACAGAGTTTGGTTATTTGGAGAAACATCTGATTTTTCTAAGACTTTATTAAGAGCAATACGAGAGAAAACATCAGATGTTCAAACATTTGGTAGAAGAAATATATCATATGATGAAGATTTAAGGACACAGATTGATTTAAATGAAAATCTTCCAGATAAAGTAATCATAAATGTAAATCTAAGTTTTACTTGGGGTAAAACAAAAGCAGAAAAATGGAGTGATCCTTTACAAGTTATATATTTTATTTCAGAGTTACTTCATGCTTTTCACACGGCAAATAAAGATATAACAGTTATATACATTACAAGTTCAATAACAACGGGTGTATGCCCTGAACAATATTTTCTAAAACATAAAGATTATGTTTCTATCAGGCACGTACAACAAACTATGTGGTCTGCATATACATCAGACAAACTTAAAGTATTAGCAGTTAGCCCTTCTAATGTGAATACTGATAATATGGAAAAGTATGCTGAAAGAATAGTAGGGTTTCTTTATAATCCTCCTTCTGTCAGAAAATCAATAATAGATTTAAGCCAACCTAAAAGTATTAGAGATGAATGGTTTGAATTGTAAAACTTGATAAATAGATATATGCGTGTAGAAGAAATTATAAAATCAGTTGAAGAAGGGATAAATGACCCTCATATATTTAAAGCAGTATTCATGGCTGGCGGACCTGGCTCCGGTAAGTCTTTTGTTGCTAAAAAGTTTCTTTCAGGAACAGGCTTAAAGATGGTCAATTCAGATGAAATATTTGAACACCTAATGAAGAAAAATGATTTACCACTAGAACCAGACACTATTGTTTCACCACAAGGTAGAGAACAAAGAGATAGAGCAAAGATACTAACTAAGTTGCGTAAAGATACTTATATCGACGGACGTTTAGGTTTAGTTATTGATGGTACTGGTAAAGATGTAATGAAGATTGGTAAGATTAAAGAAAAATTAGCACAAATCGGCTACGATAACATGATGCTATTTGTTAATACAAGTGAAGAAGTAGCACAAGACCGTAATACTCAACGTGCAAGAAGTATTCCAACAGAACTAGTAACAAAGATGTGGAAACAAGTACAAGATAACATTATGAAATTTCAGCAAATGTTTAGTGCAGGTCGTTTCTTTGTTGTTGATAATTCTGGTGGACTAGAAGATCCAGAAAGAGCAGAAAACTTTACAAAAGTCAATAAGCAAATTGATAAGTTTCTTGTTCAACCACCAACTAAGCGAGAAGCTAAGAAGTGGATCGAAGACCAAAAAGCAAAACGTTCAAGTTAGCACTTGACATTCCCCACTAAATATAGTAACATATAATAAACTATAAAGGTGAAGAATGGACAATAGTGTAATAGAAAAATTTCAAAACTATCGTAAAGATATTGACATGGATTTTATACAAAAAACTCATGTTCATTATTGCACACCTTGTTACGGTGGACAAGTAACAGAACCTTTCTTTCGTAGTTGGAGTCGGGCACATATGATGTTTACAAAATATCAAATACCCTATTCAGTTACAACAAGTGCAAACGAATCTCTCATTTCAAGAGCAAGATGCCATATGGTGGCTTACTTTATGGCTAATCCAAAAGCAACACATATGATGTTTATCGATGCAGATGTTAATTTTGATGCATTAGATATATTACATATGTTACAACATGATAAAGATATCATTGTAGGTGCATATCCAAAGAAAGATTTAGATTGGAGAGGAATAGAACGTAAAGTTTTAGGAGGTCGTGCAGATACATTAGAACAACTGCAACGAGCAGGTGCCAACTATGCATTAAACTTTGATTGGGAAATACTAGAAGATAACACACGTAGAATAAAAAACAAAGATGGTTTAGTGAAATTACGTGATGCGGCTACTGGATTTATGTTAATTAAACGAGAAGTAATTGAAAAGATGATTGCTTCATACCCAGAGTTGTATTTTGAAAATGATTTAAACTTAGATGAAGAATTCGCTAAGTGGACTTATCTATTTTTTGATTGTATGCATGAACAAGATACTAAAAGATATTTGTCAGAAGATTATGCATTTTGTCGTAGATGGCAAGCATTAGGTGGGGAAGTTTGGTTAGACCCACTAATCAATTTAGACCACGTAGGTCATTTTACTTTTTCTGGAAATGTTGGTAAGATATTCCAACACGATGCTTCAATAGAAGACGATATATAATAAAGGGGACCTAAGCCCCCTTTAAAATTTACTCACCGTTAATAAAATCTAGTTCTTCATCTGTATAAGGCCACATAGCTTTTTTCCTCTTGTTTGTTTCGTTTAGATTTTTTATCTAATATTCCTCTACCAGAATCATCAGATAAGAATATTGTTGATACTAATAGAGAAACAATAACTGTTCTAATGAACTTAGGCAACCTCCTGGTCACACATCAAGCGTTTTGCTTGTTGATGATAACCTTGTCTTGCCAATTCGCTTGCCGCTCTCATACGACCAATATGTTCAAACCATACTACTAATCTCTTAAACATTACACCCACCCTTTTAAATTCTTATTCATTAAAACTCTTTGTCTACGTTCTAAGTCTGCTAAATCTTGTGAGTTAGCAAGATAATCATACTCTTGTTGTGCCTGTGTTCTAGGTCTTATTGCATTCCATACTTTCTTTATCAACTTAATCATTAATTTTTACCTTTCGTTGGAAACATCTTTCCATTGATATATGTAGTCTTTGGTCCAATACCTGTTTGGATCATTGTTTGATAGGCATATTCCCAATCGTTCTTGTACTCTGTTTTGGCCCATGTTTCAAATTCTCTTTCTCTACGCCCAGGTTTAGCCGAGAAGACATTGATAAGGCCGCTGAAAAAATCCAACGTCATTTTACGTTCTCCGTATTAAATAAATTTTTGTTATGCTTGAGGACAGCAATACCCTGAGTCTTTTCTCAGTGTCACAGGTCTTTCCCAGTCGCCAATACAAAAAAGGACTTTTTGTATCACTTTTATTTATATAAATATAACAGAAAAAACAAAGGAAATACAGTGTTTTTTCGACATTCCCGCTATGTCGAAAATGCAACGCTAGTTCATAGTTGACATAACTAAACAACATATGCAAATAGCTATTGATTTTCTATAGTAAATATGTTATTATAGTTATGTAATATTACAAAGGAGATATGATGCCTAAAGTTTTTTGTGCAAAATATAATGAAGAACTACCCGGATTAGAAAAGGCACCCTTCCCTGGAGAAGCAGGTAAGAGAGTGCTTGAGAATGTTTCAGAAAAAGCATGGAATGAATGGTTAAACTTTCAAACTATTCTTATTAATGAAAATAGATTAAATCTAATGGACGAAGGTGCTAGAAAGTTTCTATCAGAAAATAGAGATAAGTTCTTATATGAACCTGGTGAACTTGCAATGCCTGAGCAATATAGAGATCCGAATGTTCCTGATTTGAGATAGAAAGAGATAGTAAAATGGAAATAAGATGTGTAGACCCAGAATATCCCGTATGGGAGTTGACTAAACTTGAACTACCTGATTTAGACGTTAATGCATTAAGAGGTGACGAAAGTACCAGTGCGTTACCGATTAATAAGAAACGTGAACCAATGATGTTGAATTGGAGTAATCAAAATCATTTTAATTTTAAGGAATGTTGGATTCAACGTAAAGCAATCTTACAAGATTATATAAAAGGACGAGCATACGAAGAATGTGATGAAATAATGCCTATGTGGCCTAATAAGTTTAAAAAGTTTGATTGGGGAACTGGAGAAGGTTCTGTACAAATAATACACGATAGAACAGGATTTCAAATGGGACCTCATATTGATAATCGTATGGTAGTAGGAGTAATGATTGTAAATCTACAAGATAACCCAGAAGGATCTGGTACAAATTTTCATGTAGATAGGAATACACCAGAGCATTGGTATAGTGGTCCTACAAGAAGAAACACAGGAATATTTTTTCTTAACAATTGGAATACATGGCATAGTATTCAAAACAATGGGTATGACAGACTTATCTGCTATGATATTATGCATTTAGGTGAAATGTTCAGACTTGGAAACGGATAACATTGAAGAAATTAGTTTGGAAAATACACTTAACAGCCTCAGATGTCAATGCTGGCGGGACAGTTAGTGGTGGCAGATTGTTTGATATGGCAGACGTTTCTGCTTATACAATGATTAATGAAACGTTTACTAGTATGAGACCAGAGTTATCAGTTGTAACAAATGGTGCAAATGTAAAATTTATTGCACCTGCATTTGCTTATGGTTTTATAGAATCATATGCAGAGATAGTTGAAGTTACTCCTGCAAAGATAAATGTACTTATTACTATGAATTATAGACAAAATAAAGGCTTAGATTGGTATAAATGTTTTGAGGGTATATTCAGTTTTACTTGTTTAAATGCTGATACTCGTAAAGTTTATAAAATGACGAAAGAGGATATGAATGAAATTCAAGGCTAAAGTATTAGTAACAGGTGGTGCAGGTTATATAGGCACAGAATTAGTTAAGCAATTACTGGATAAAGGATACGATGTAACAATATTAGATAAAAAAGAAAAGCCTGAATTAGATAGTAGAGTAAAATATATTCAAGGAGATTTGCAGAGTGCCGCACGTTGCGTAATGGCATGTGCTGGTCAAGAATTTGTTATTCATCTAGGAGCAAAGCCTCGCATACCAGAAAGTTTTATTAATCCAGATGAGTACTTTGATAATAATGTTACTGGTACTAAAAATATACTAACAGCCGCAAGTGCAGTTGGTGTAAGAAAGTTTGTATTTGCTAGTAGTAGTTCTATTTACGGTAATAATCAGACTCCACATAAACCTTATCATAAGCCTGATCCACTAAATTATTATGCAATGACAAAAATATTTGGTGAACATTTGTGTAAACAATATAAGAATATGTTTGGATTGACATATAACATATTGCGTTTCTTCACAGTATATTCAGAAAATCAACCAAACTCTAATACTGGTGGACTGATGATAGGAAAGTTTGGAAGACTTGCAAAAGAGAATAACCCATTGACAATACACGGCGACGGAGAATATAAAAGAGATTATATACATGTTTCTGATGTAGCAAAAGCATGTATTTCTAGTATTGAGTCAAAAGTAAGAAATGAAATATTTAATGTAGGAACAGGAACTAATATTTCAGTTAATAAAGTAGTAGATATTATAAGAGAGTTTAAAGATGTTACTGTAGTACATGAAGAAAATCCAAGAGGTTATGCACAAGAAACATTAGCAGATATAAGCAAAGCAAAGAAGTTATTAGGGTGGGAACCTAAAATCAATCAAGTAGAAGGAATAAGAAAAACATACAAGGAGATATTTAATGAACAAACAGATTGAACCTATTAGAGAAAAATTAGACGAAAAAATTAAACAACTTAACTCTAGTAGAGTATTCAAAAAGGTTACACCTAAATATGATTTATCTTGGTATGTAAAATGGGTTGCTTCTATAATGATATTGATTGCGACTTGTGCCAGAGCAACTGGAACTATACCGCAAGTTGATTTATGGTTTGGTTTGTTTGGGACACTAGGTTGGTTTTGGGTAGGTATGTTGTGGCATGACAGAGCATTAATAATGCTTAATGGAGTGCTTGTAACCCTAATTTTCATGGGTCTATTAAAGTTTTATTTTGGAGTTTAAATTATGCACAGACAAGCATACATACCACCCGGAGCAGGTAAAAATTTCATATCATTATATGTTTTATGGGAAGGTGACCGTTCTAAGATTTTAAAGTATCAGGAACAAGTAAATGAGTTTCAAGTACTAGGTCAACACTCTACTCTTTGGGATTATACACAATTAAGAAGCCCATCTGTTGAAGGTGCTATAAAAGAATTTGAAGCTAAGAATCCAAAAGTAGTAAATTTGTTGAAACCGTTCAGAAGCAGGGTAAAAAAAGAATGGTTTCTTGAAACTGCTGAAAAATTTGGTGCATCACCTCAGGGTTTACATGTATTTGAAAGAGATTGGTATTGGCTACCTATAATGGATTTCTCAATATTTTATGTATTATTTTTTGGTAAAAACAAAGAGTTAGATTATGTTATAAATCAACTTTGCGATTATCCTTGGTCATCGCATAACATAGCTAAAAAAGAATTAACATCTATAATACATTATTCACCAAATAATACTCTTGGGATGTCTCAAGTAAAAAATGAAATTAAAACATTACGTATATCATTTAAGGATAGTGAAGAATATATATCAGACTTGCTTTATGCAAAACATTCCATTCCTAGTCAACATGAAAGAAATAATGCTGATACAGTAGCAGAAGAACGTTTCTATATAAAAGATACATCAACAACTGTAGTAGACGAAGTAATATCATATAGAAAGATATTTATGGAACAAAACAAGGCAGAATTAGAAAGGCTATTTGGATTTTTTGGGAAAGAAGAATATTTTGATAAGAATACAGAAACGATTATACAAGATTTTCAAGAATATCATAAGACAAATAAAACTATGGTTAGAAATTTTGATTTCTCAAATGTACCTGGATATGAAAAATCTTTTTTTAAAGGCTGGAAAGATAAACACGCCTCTGTAGACCATGTCGCTAACCTTGAAAAACATGATAAAGAATTTGGAACAAACTGGAAAGCAAAACACGATGCCTCAAAAATTTAAAGAGTTATATGCTTTGCCAGGTGCGGCAAGTAATTTTATTTCATACATGGCATTATATGGAGAACCCGCAAACCTTGGTATAGTAGGACAGAAACACAACGTATCAAATGAATATGATATATGGAGAGAGAAATCAAAATTCGTATTTACTGAGAACTTACAAAGACTAACTGTAAAGCGGATGCATCTTGAAGGAAAAAAGCATTGTTGGCGTTGTGGGTTTCCAAATAATACTACATACAAGTATGGCAATTCTTTGGGTATGTGGTTACAGGATAAGTTGAGACATGAATATCCTGAGCAATGGGGAAAATGTCAGGCTTTCTTAGCAGGTAAAAAACCATGGCTTGAAGACTTTGTAGAAAAATACAAAGATGAACCTAACCACAATAATAGAGTAGATTTTCTCAAGTATCATTGGGATCTTATAGGAATTTATGATGTTACAATGTACATAACATCATTTTTAGGATACGAAGATGAAATGGATAAGTGGATTGCTAAATGTATAAATTTACGATATGTGATTGCTATAGATGTAGGACTTGAACCATATGTTATTACACACTTTCACCCATTAACTCAGTTTAAGTATTTAAAAATGCCTGATGCAATTAAATTCGATACAATGGCAATTAGCATAGACAAAGATGAAGACGCAGAATTAGTTAATGCAATACATTATAGAAAGAGACCAGAAGTAGTAATCATGGACGAAATGAATAAACTTAGTATTGCTAATAAAAAGTTTTCAGATAGGAGTATAGATTATAGAGATTTGTTCATCGAACCTAAAAAAGAATCGATAAGAGAATTATATGATTTTTTTGATAATGTAGAGTTATTTGATTCTAAACCAAATTATATAATCAGTAAATTCAAGTCTTACCATGAAATAAACTTAGGGTTATTAGAAGATGCAAAAAGTAGATAACTTAAGGTTATTAATAGTAGGTGCTGGAGCTGGTAGTAATTTTATTGCATCTAGGCTAATTGATGGACAAACCGATGATGCGAAAGAATCAGATTTAAATAATGAGTACCGTGCAAACAGAGAGTATGGTGGAATAAGAAATACAGTAAAAAATGAAGTCAAACATATTCCAGGAGAAGTATTTGACTTCAAAGAAAATGAACGATATCAGATTCTTATAGATGAAATATTAAAATCTAAATTTTCAACTGCGTTGGAACTTAGCAAAAAAGTAAATAAACCTAGGTTATTATCAAGTATTATAAATGTCATAAATCTAATGAGTAGGTGGGATGGAGAAAAATTCTTAGATAAACCTCAAGCAGGTTATATAACATTAACTAACAGAATAAAACGTCAGTGGAAATATAATCTTTTTTGGAGACAACCACATTTTTGGTTTGAAAAACTTGAAATGTATATGGGTAATTTTGAAAAATGGACTAGGGAAAATAAACATAAAGGTAATATGTCAATATTGCTTACTAATGATTATAAAAGAACTAAAGAGTTTATAAGCAAATGGAATATATTAACTTGGGAAGTGCATAAGATAGAAAATCAACCTTTGACTTCTATAGAGCATTACTTGCCTTTGTTTATGGATAAGAATGTTACGAAAGAGTTATCTAAACTAGTAAATATATGTGTAGTACACGTAGATGATAATACTACGGGCTTTGTTACAGATATACTAAATATGAAACATATGACTGAAACTATTAGAGAACAAACAAATTCTGTTAAAGTGATGGGACCAAACTACGAAGAATTAGAATATGCAGATGTTGTAGTAAGTTATAGAAAGTTGTTTTATGATGCTAGTCCTACAGAAATACGTAAGTTATTTAAGTTTGTGGGCAGGGAAGAGTATTTTGATAATAATAAAGAAAAAGAAATAAAAGCATTTCACGATTATCATATGAGTAATGTAAACTATTACGTTGATAATTGGGAAGAACTAAGCGAGGAGATTGTATGACTGTATTACAGTTGATAGATGAAAAAGACGAGAGACTAAAACAAGTATGTACTAAACATGAAATAGATGAAGCTACAGAAAAATTAGTATATGATATGATTGTAACAATGCAAGAACATGATGGTATAGGACTTGCGGCACCGCAGTTAGGTGTTATGGAACAGATATTTGTAATAGGACACAAAGATGCAGGATTTGTTGTTTGTATAAATCCAAGTTGGGTTCCTACTACAGATGCTAAGTTAGAAAAGTTTCAAGAAGGTTGCTTAAGTTTTCCTCATCTAGCATTGAACATAGAAAGATACAATCAAGTACATTGTACATTTACTAATCTAAAGGGCGAAACACAAACTCGTTTGTTTAATGGTGTATGGGCACAAGCGATACAACATGAACACGACCACTTAATGGGTATAACATTTGATAAGAGAGCAAAGACAAGTCAATTAAGTAGAGCATTAGCAATACGTAAAGAGAAACTAAAAAGAATTAAAAAGAGAAGTAAAGATTAATGGACTATTCCAACTATACATTACTAACCGTAGGGTGTAGTTTTACTTTTGGACAAGGCGCAGTTCCGCATTTCGAAAAAAGTAAGTCAACTCCTGAGAATAATGAAGCTAGAGATAGATGGCGTAAAGAATGTAACTTACTTTCTTATAGTCAAAGAGTTAAAGAAATAGTAAAATTTAAAAAAGTTGTTAACTTGGGTACACCTGCAGGAAGTAATGAACTTGCTTTACTCAATATGAATACTTGGTTGGATAAAAATAAAGGTGAAAATGTTTTTGTATTATTCAGTTTAGCTGATCCACAAAGAGAAATGTTCTTTAATAAGAATAAAATTAGTAGACAACCAGATGCTTATGGATTAGAAGTATTCAATGTAAATCACACACAAGGTTTGCATCCTAACGTAATAGAAGGTTTTTATACATATATTAATACTGACCTTAATATGACATTTAAG